TCTTTTTAACGTCTTGTTTGACTTGTTAATAAATATCTTTTAATGTAAAAAATCATTCATATTGTTTATATATAACTATTTCCGTTTTCTAAGTAGTGGTTTGGATAAATCTTCTCCTTTATACGACGCCGGCACGTAAATGCATCTACAATGATCTCTACATACTGAAAATCCACTACCTGGCAATCCTATTAGTTTAAAAGTATCTAATGCTTCTATTCTATTGTGTCGTATAACACAATCAGGACATACTCTCGTGTCCGATACTGTAACCCATTTAACCATCTCTATTCCGGCATCCCCATATAGATTTCGTTGTGCTGCACCTGAAGCTAACATTATAGCACTCTTTATAGTATTCTTTATTCTATTTCTAAATGCACCGAATAACCTTCCTTGATTGATTAAATCAGTTTCTAATGTTGATATAATAGTAGCCTCGTCCATACCATATAACCTCATACTGGATACTAATTGTTCTATCTCCAATACTGTAATGGCTACATCAGTTTGTATTTTCTGTGATACTATTGTTTCTATATCTTTAATATTTGGCATACTATAAAGTTTTTAATAGTTTCTTAAATTGGATTCTAGCTATCTTCTCAATATCTTTTTGATGTTTCTTACTTATACCGAACCACTCTCTTTTAGGTAAATGTCCTGCTCCTTCTTGGTGATATGATAGTATATCTTCTCTATCCGACGGAACAGAAATAGTAGCTTTGTTCTTTCTTCTCTCTTTCACAAATGTTCCTTGGGTCATCTTGCCTGTGCCGTATAGTGGGGTGGATGGTTTAGATAATCCGTGTTTCCTTTTCTGTCTTATAGTTGCTGACTTTAATGGTGCTAACTTTCCACTAACTCCCTCTCCACGTGCTCCTCGTTTCCGTAAGTCTATTACTGTGGCATCAGCCACATCATTTAATATCACTTGAGTAATCTTTGGAAGTTTTTTCTTTAACCTACGTAGCTTTTTAGTTCTATTAATCGTAATATTAATATTTGCCATTATGATTTCTCTATAATCTTTTTAGTAGCATCTTCCACAACTTTATAACTCTGTTGTATCTTATCCACGTGTCGTTGTGAGAACTCAACGGCAATCTGCCCTATAATCTGTCGAGGGTTCTTAATAAGTTCTTTTATATCAATGCTATCCAGTATTACTTTATCGGCATCTTCCCCAACCTTAACCTTCAAATCATCTAACTTATCTAAATACTTATGTAGTATCGTAGCCATTATTAAATTAATGGTAGGATAGGAGTAGTTTGTTTAGATGTCTGTTCAGCATCTGCTTCAGCGATTATATCATCCAGTTCTTCTTCTGTTATATCTGGGTTCCGTTTCTCTAATAATCTTTTCCTTGATGTTAAACCTAACTCTAAATCGTGTTGTTCTTGTGCTCTCTCATCTTCTGAGGTTATAGTTAGGTCAGGTTCTACGAAATTAACTGAATAATCGTCACCAATACTAACTTTTCCGTGAGTTTCTAATATAATCTTATCCAAGGTATATCTAGCCTGTTCGTGTGGTCTCCATATATCTTGTATACCGGCTTCCCTCTGTTCTGTATTCTCTACTTCCATTAACTGCAATGCACGACCTGATGGAATATCTCCACCCTCACTTGCCCATTTAAGTTGTAAGTGATTGTTCTGTGCTGCCTGATTAACGAAGAACTTTAAGTTATTTATATGTTTAGCTGTATCTCCACCTTCTACTCTACCAAATGTAAATCCTTCTGGTAATCTTATTACATCTTGTACGCCGTGTGGTAATCGTTCTCGTTTAGTTTGTTCGTTCCAAGGGCCACTAATATACTTTATACCTAATGCATCTATCCTATTGGCTAATGCTAATTGAGTTAGTCCTAAATCTACCTGTTGATTACTCACCATTAAATCAGTTGCACCTTCTACCCACCAGGTTCTCGTTTGAGGTGACCGATGTGTAAATAATATAGGCAATACCCCATACGGGTTAATATTATCTTCGTTTATAGAAAAGATATTCCCATTATTATCAAATAAGAAATGTTGTCCTCGTGTAAACTCACCTGTGCTTGGGTCTATAGCGTCTGCCGACCAGAATATCCATTTCTGTTCGTTCATACGAGCATTACCTCTTAAACTTACTGGATAACAACATGCAAAAGGTTCTGTCTTGCCTGGTAGGAAGAATACCTTAAAATCGTGGATAGTTTCATACTTAACCTGTTGTGATAGTTCATCGTAATAACTTAACTGAGCCATACTACCTAATAGAAAGGTTAGTTGTTCCATCCTTCTACGCATAGTATTTAGATTCTGTATATCTATATTGTCTATATACTTATCATCTACAATCATTTCAGGTGATTTCTTATATACTAAACTCCTGGCTCTAACGAACCTACCTAATAGATTACTGGTGAATATAGGTACTTCTGTTGATATTCCAGCTCTAAAAAACCTTCTTATATGTTCGTCTGTTCCACTATGCTCAAAATAATCCAATAACATATGTCGTGTGTTCTCACGATCGTTCTCAATAAAATCTAATTCGGCTTTTAATGATTTGTGAATGCTTTTAGTGGATAGATTTTCCATCACTATTCCATCAGCAATTCTTTCGTTTTGTACTCCCATTTTAACTTTCTCCTAAATTCTCAAAATATGCGTCTAATACTGGCATAATACTTGATATAATTTCGTATTTATTCATTAATGTATCTAACTTTTGGTGTAATGTATTTAATATTAATATTCGTGATTCACCTTGTATATAAATATCAGCTAATAAATCATGATTATTCTTTTGCATTTCAAGTATACCATTTAATTTATCTTGAGTTATGTAATCGTCTAATTGTTCTATTATTTTTTGTTTATCCATTATAGGTTTTCTGACCACTCCATACTTGTAATACCTACTTGGCCTACTGGATGTCTATATTCTACAGGATACATTGCTGCCTGTAAGGCATGAGTTCTACCAGCATACTCTTGTGATTTATCTATTCTACCATCTGGTTTTCTTAATACTTGTTCGCAATCTGATATTAACTCTTTACATTTCGGGTCAATAGTCATATTAATCCTTCCTTCAGCATCTTTTAATTTCCTATTCCAAGTGTTAATAAGTGCGTTATGGCTAGGGTGATAATTCCTTGTAATTACATTAAATCCTAAATCTCTTAATATCATATGGTCACTCTGTTTTGCTGAAGTGCTCCTACTTTTGCCAGTAGGATCTGGATAGACTTCTAATAAATCTGGATGTTGTTCTCTCAATCTACTAGCTAGCTCTTCAGTATTACTATTATGTAATCTTATCTCATCGTAGTAATGTATATCTCCATTACCATATTCACACGCTATCTCAGCGCTCATATAATCCACATTAAAATCAATGCCTGCATATTTAATGTAAGTTAATTCATCTGTAGATTTTATATGTGTTTCACGTTCAAAGTTATATGCTGCTCTACTTCCACCTAAAGTCTCAAATGAGGCCTCAAACTCCTGTCTGTATAGCCGACCATCCATATTTCTTTTAGTCTTTTCTATTTCGAGAGAATTAACAAAGTTAGACTCTACTGTCTTAAATTGCCAAGACCTATATTCTAAATCTTCGGTCAGGCCTCTTAAATAAATATCGTAGAAGTGATTAAATCCGTCTGGAGTTCCAATAAACATGCTCTGACCTAATGTGGATGCCAAGGTGGGTAAAATGATTTCTTCCCATACATGAGGCTTCATAAATGCATATTCATCTAATACTACTTTTGATAAGCCAACGCCCCTCAAACTATCCTCATTATCTGCTCCCTTTAATGCTATCTCACTCTTACTATTAGTAAACGTTACTGATAGTTCTGATTCATTTACCTTTGCATATGGGTGAGTTCCTAATACTCTTTTTATTATCGGCCAAGCAATAGTTTTTGCCATTCTATATGATGGGGCTATATACCATCTTCTCTCATATGGTTCTTGTTTTCCTTGTGTGAGCCACGATAGTGCCGCGTGTGTCTTCCCCCATCTCCTACCAGCAACTATAACTTTATAGCGTGCCGGGTGCTGTATTATTTCCTTAATCTGTGGGGTGATCTGTAGCTTCATCAAAATCCCATAATACTATTGATTCAGGCTTCTCTACAACTAAATCAATTGCTCGTTTATCTATATACAATCCTGCCATCTTTAATACATCTAATGCTGCCTTTCGTTTCTCTGTATCGTACATCGTGGTTCTCATTATATCTACTATAGTTGCTGCTGCCTCAGGTGCTTTATCTTTTAAGAATTGCATAGTATCATCTAATATTTCTGTTTGTCTGCTCTGTATCTCGTCCAGTAACGTAGCCTTATATTTTAAATATGTACTATATCCCATACCCAACTCTTTAGCAAACTCTTTTCCTTGCTGTCCTGGGGATTTTTTTAAGTAGGCGTTAATAAACTTGATTTCTTTTGGTGTTAATTTCATCTCAACTCTCAATATCTCTCGTTATATCTAATAAATAGTAAAATAATTAAAAAAAGGCTTGACTTATATAGTGTTTTTGTCGTATAATAGGGTATGGAAATGAAGAAATATACAGATATTAAGTGTGATATAGGTCACAAATCATTAAAAATAATGAAAATAAAGCTTGACTTATATAGGTTTTTAGTGGTATATTTAGGTATAAGAAATGAGAGATAAAAACCACTTTAGAAAAGGAAATAAAATGAAGAATAAAATAGTAAAAATAGATACTGATAGATATTTGGGTTATTCTATGGAAGAATTAGAAAAAGAATATGGTAGAAACCAATTTACAGATGAAGAAAAAAAATGGGAAGAATGGGTTGGTGGATATATTTGTTGGGGAGACTATATGTGGAAAGAGGTAAAGACAATAACGATGGTAGATGGTAAAAGAATAGAAACTCCACACCCCAATTATCCAAAATTAGTGAAAGAAAAAGTACCAAAGGAGTTCCAAGATAAAGTAATGGATTACAGAAATAAAAAAAGAGAGTGGTATGATAATTACAACCAATCAAATAGTCTGTGGGGAAGGTAAATATGGTTGATAAAATAAATAATAAAAATAATGAAAATAAAGCTTGACTTATATAGCTATTGTGTTGTATATTAAGGTATAAGAAATGATAGATAAATATCATATTAAGAAAGAAAAGGAATCAGTAATGATTAAAAATAAAAAGAAAATGTTTAAATTCACAAGCAAATCACTTAAACGATTTGATGAGATTTTTTCGTATAACGGCAAGCTTGAAGATGGACTATGGGCGTATGAAAACCCATACAAAATAGGAACTGATTATGAGAGTTATGATAATTCTTATACTTTTTTCGTTCAAGTTGGTGGTGGTGGTGTGGAATACATTGATGGTTGGAAACCTGATGGAATGAGTTTTAATAAAATTGTAAATAAATTAAAAAGTGCTTGACTTATATAGCTATTGTGTTGTATATTAAGGTATAAGAAATGATAGATAAATATCAAATTAACAAACGAAAAGGAATCAGAAATGGTTAAAACGGATAAAATATTATTATCATGTGAAATGGTAGTAGACCTTTATATAGATATAAAGAAATTATACCCAAGTACAACCCTCATGGAAGTAATGCAGATGAAACTTATTGAACTAAGGAATCTATACCGTCAGCACGAATTAGGAAATCTTGGGAAAAATGTGATTACTACAACACAACTCAAAAGAATAAAGAAGTTATTAAATACAAGTCGGGAAAATAATTAAAATAAAGCTTGACTTATATACTATTTGTGTTGTATATTAAGGTATAAGAAATGATAGATAAATATCATATTAAGAAAGAAAAAAAGGAGTCAATTATGACTAATACAAAACACTATAAAATAACATTTGAGGGATTTTTAAGATATGGACTTGGTTGTCTATGGGATTTATTTGATGAACTCAATAAGATAAAAATAAAGAATGATTTACAATTATTTATCCACGAGGTAAAACCATATGGGAACGATGATTTCACAAATGATGCTGATATAACGATTCATCTTACTCACGCCACCAAAGATGACTTAAAGATTATACTGGATTATCTAACTACTGATACTATGGAACACTTTAAGAAATATGGGGATGTGATGCCACAAAGAATTATACAGAATGTTAAAGTGGATGTTCTTGTTTAGTAGAAAAATAATTAAAGCTTTTAATTCAAAATTCATAAATCATATGAGAAGAATTAAAGGTATGTTGCCAGCGTTACCAAATATAAATCCCAAAATGGCAAAAGAATATATGGATAAAAGAAGAAAAGAGATGGAAGAAATAGAAGATGACTAAATATTATCACACACTACCAGTGGAATATTTTGATGCACAAATGTCGGAAGATGAGTATATCCCTTATTATAGCAAAATAGGATGTCCTGCGACTTGGTTATGTAAAACTAAACATGAATCAGTTTTAGCTTCACAAACGGAAGCTTCTAATAAAGTAATTATGGAAATAGAACTTGACCCAAATAAAGTAGAAGATCATTCAGATATGCCTATATGTGAAAGAACAGGGTTTAAATATTATATATATAGAGGTAATATTCCTAAAAAGTTAATTACGAACTTGACTTATTTTAAAAATCCGCTTAGTGATGATGAGTTACGAGCCCTTTGGATGGAATATGTAATGGAGTCAATTAAGTAAGTTTCTTTAACTTTGGAAGAACTATCTTAGTATGATCTATCTCAGGTAGTTCTTCCTCTATATCTTCTTCGTCTATTGATGAAG